ACGATCACCCTGTCCGGCCGCCGGATCTATGGCGACGCCGCGCAGGACTACATCTTCGGCAAGCAGTACGACCTCATGGGCAACCGGGACACGCACTTCAGGATGAAGAGGACCGACGACGCGGGCACGACGGAGACGCTCATCAGCGCGAACGTCACGCTCTGCAACATGACCGACATCAGCGGCGCAACAAACGACGCGTCCGCGTGCTCGGTTGAGGTCCGTTTCAACGGTGCACCGTTCCAGGGTGACGCGTGGGCATCATAAGGTAACACGGCGGGCCGCATGACTGCGGTCCGCTTCTTTTTGGAGTAAGGAGGGAAAAATGGCATATAGGATCCAGAAGGCCCCGCACGTGCGGGAAGAGGTAACAGTAGAAGACGAAAACGGGAAGGAGCTGACCGTGTCCGTCGACCTTGACGTGCACCAGATCCTCCGGCAGTACACCACGGCGGCTGAACAGCTCGCGGACGCGGAGCGCCAGCTTCGCGACATACAGAAGCAGGGCATCGACCAAGAGAACATCGGTGACGCCTACGCGGCCCTCGGCCGTGCAGTCCTCGACCTGTTCGCGGTCGTGTTCGGTCCGGAGCAGACCGGGGAGATCGTCGAGTTCTACGACGGCAACCACACCGAGATGCTCGCGGATTTTGTCCCGTTCCTTCAGGACGTCGTCGTGCCGAAGATCCGGGAGGCACAGCTTCAGGTCGCGCGGAAATACTCGACGAAGTCCTGGAAAAAGTGAAGCCCTACGAAGTCCTGCCGGAGGAGGTCGAGTACCGGGGCGAGACCTACGCGCTCGACCTGTCCTACGCGGCTTTTTTCTCTGCGGCGGACCTGCTCGCAGACAAGCGCCTGCCCGACGACCTGAAGCTGTGCGGGGCGCTTGACCTGCTCGTCGTGGGACGGCACCCGGAGGAGCCGGGGCTGCTCGAGGCGATCTTCGAGCTCGTGAAGGATGACCGGCCGCGGCCGGACGGTCCGAAGCGGATGGACCTCGAGCAGGACTGGAGCTACATCTGCGGCGCGTTCCAGCAGGCCTACGGGATAAACCTCTACGAGGACAAGACGATCCACATCCTGCGGTTCCGGGCGCTGCTCGAGTCGCTGCCGGGGGGCACGAAGCTCGCCGAGATCATCGGGATCCGCGCTGCGGAGATCCCGGCACCAAACAAACACAACGCGAAACAGATCGCTGACCTCACCCGCCTGAAGGCGCTTTACGCGCTGCGCGGCAGCGAGCACTCGCTCCAGGAAGGCTGGGCGAGACTGTTCGAGATGCTAAGCGCAAGGGCGGTGAAGAAAAATGCCTGACGTTGGAAGCGTAAAATACCAGGTCGAGCTCGACCAGAGCGGACTGGATAAAGATATAAAGAGCACCGAATCGACGCTGTCTTCGAAGCTGGACGGCCTCGGCGGGAAGCTGAACAAGCAATTCGGCTACCAGGTCCTGAAGGACGTCGGGGCAGCGTTTATCGCTGCCGGCAAGGCCGCGGTCGGCTTCGCGTCTGACGCCGTGCAAACGGGCATGACCTTCGACTCCGCGATGAGCCAGGTCGCCGCCACGATGGGGACCACGGTCGACCAGATCCAGGACCTGCGGGACTTCGCACAAGAGATGGGCGCGAAGACCGCGTTCAGCGCCACACAGGCGGCAGAGGCCCTCAACTACATGGCCCTCGCCGGCTATGACGCCGAGACCAGCATGAACATGCTGCCGAACGTCCTGAACCTCGCCGCGGCTGGCGGAATAGATCTCGCTTACGCGTCGGACATGGTGACGGACGCGAGCTCCGCTCTCGGTCTGTCGCTGGATGAGACGAGCGCGCTCGTCGACAAAATGGCAGCGGCGTCCTCGAAGTCAAACACGAGCGTCGAGCAGCTGGGCGAGGCGATCCTGACCGTTGGCGGCACCGCGAAGATGCTCTCCGGGGGCACGACAGAGCTCTCGACAGCCCTCGGCGTGCTCGCAGATAACGGCATAAAAGGATCCGAAGGCGGCACAGCGCTCCGGAACATGATCCTCAGTCTGTCCGCACCGACCGACAAAGCGGGAGACGCGATCGAAGCACTCGGTCTGCAGGTGTTCGATGCGGAAGGGAAGATGCGACCGCTGAACGACATCTTCCTCGACCTCGGAGACACGCTCGACTCTATGACGGACCAGGAACGGACCGAGGTCCTGAACACGATCTTCAACAAGGTCGACCTAAAGAGCGTCAACGCGATGCTCGGCACGTCTGCGGAACGCTTCGACGAGCTGGCAGCTGCGATCGACAACTCGGCGGGAGCCGCCGAGCAGATGGCGAACACACAGCTCGACAACCTGCAGGGCGACCTGACACTCATGCAGAGCGCGCTCGAGGGCGTCAAGATCGCCATCTCTGACGCGCTCACGCCTGCAATGCGGGAGTTCGTCCAGATGGGTACGGAAGGGCTCCCCGAAGTCGCCACAGCCCTCCAGGAGGGCGACTGGGAGGGA